GTAACTCCTGATATGTATAAAGTGCAGTATAGAACTCAAGGCATAAGTAATAATAGCGGAAGTTGGATAGACATACCTCAAGATGGAGATATGTCTAAGACAACTCCTTCTAATGAAATTCAATTTGCTTTTCAATTTAGAACAGCTGGAGTAATAATGTTACCTGCTAGAATATTAAGTTTAGCTCTACTATATGAAAATGAAGATGGAATTCCATCTCAATTTGCGTGGAATTATCAAGATACAAATTTAAATAGCGGTGTTTTTTCGTGGATACAAAATGAATATTACAATGATATAAATAAACAAAGAATAGAATTATATAGATTTGATAACGATGAATTACTCATGTCACAAGAATTATGCGAAAATAAAAATGGTATAGTGGAATATTGGAATGGTTCCGTGTGGTTAACGGGTTTGGGTGAAAATGCAATAGGCACAAAAAGAAGATTTGTTCCAACGAGATTAATACCAAAAGATATAAACGTATACGCAAAATTAATAAATCAATGAGTTATCAACTAACAACTGATGGAGACGTAATATCGCAAAGACAAGGTCTTGATTCAGGACTAATTACCAATTTTCAATTTAAGGCCCTAGACGCAGACATAAGTTATAATAGCGAAAACGAAATAAACGCATGGAATGGAAATACGCTGTCTTGGAATAAAAATTCTGGAATTTGGAAATCTAGTAATACATATACAAAAATAGGAGATCAAAAACAAACTGAATTATACATAAGAAATCCAAACATAACTAGCGCGCAATTCGATAAAATTGATTTACGAGTTAATGTAACAGATGCTTCATTTTTTACAGATAGACAAGGATTAGTGATGGTAACGAATAATCATCCAACTTTTGTTGTAACTGGAGTTTACGTAGGCGGAAGCTTTTGGAATGGAGGTTCGGCACAGATTGTGTTATATTTTAGTGGAAAAGATTTTCCGATATATTTTGGACAAGTTGGATACTTTTTTAGAGATTATAACGGACCCACAGGAGGTCAAACCTTATATTCTGGCACCGGTATAGGATCAGCTGCGGCAGTAGATTTTAACTCGGGTCAAGGGACAGGCGGTACACAAAATAATCCAGGTGCTTCTTGGGGAAGTTTTTTCGTTAATGACAGTCAATCCCCAGGAGCTGGTCGTATTGCAACTTTACTTTTTAGATAATTTTAATAAAAAAACACAATTGTATTTTGACTAAAGTTTCGATATTTATTGGTAGACAAAATAAAACTAAATATAGATGTCCGATTCAATCTTCAGTCCAGGAGTAGTATTAATAGAAAACGATCAATCGCAATACACTCAAGGCCCAATAGAAGCAGGTGCCGCAATAGTTGGCCCGACTGTTATAGGTCCTGTAAATACTCCAACTCTAGTAACCTCTTATTCAGAATACAAAGCTGTATTCGGAGCTTCTTTCATAACTGGAGGAGCTTCTCAAGAATATTTAACTAGTATAGCTGCTTACAATTACTTTAATCAAGGAGGAAGTTCGCTATTAGTTACGAGAGTAGCTTCCGGTTCGTACACTTCTGCTACTGCTAATGTGACTTCTATAGGTAACGTAAATAGTACCACTGCATCTTTTCAATTAGAGACAATATCTACTGGAGTTGTAATGAACAACTCAGGAGCAGTTGGAAGTGTAGGTAATTTAATTACGGGTTCAGACATCAATATTCGTTGGGAGATCTCTGCCGTTAATACTGGCTCTGGAGTATTTTCTATCATAATCAGACGCGGAGACGACACAAATAATAACAAGACTATATTAGAGACTTGGAACAATTTGTCTCTAGATCCTAATCAAAATAACTACATAGAATACGTTATAGGTAGCCAAAAAAATGTAGTTCAATTAGATTCTTCAAATTCTCAATACTACATACAACCACAAGGGGCTTATCAGAACAAATCAAAATATGTTCGCGTAATACCTGGCACAGTAGCAGCTACTCCGAATTATTTCGATGCTGCGGGAAATCCAGTATCCTCTTTGACGGGATCCATGCCTCGTATAGGTTCAGGTTCACTTCACGGAGCTTTTTCTGGAGCAACTGGAGCAATATTTGGATTCGCAAATTCTACTCCAAGCGCGCCTTTAACATTGAATCAATCAATAAGCGGTAGTTCTGTTGCGAACTCTGCAGCTACGAACGTACAAGGATTGTTGGACACAGATTACGCTATAGCAATAAACTTACTTAGAAATAAAGACGAGTATCAATTTAACGTAATTACTGCGCCTGGTCTTAACTCACTAAACGCACCAAGCTCTACAGCAGATTTAATAAGTTTAGCGGCCGATAGAGGCGACAACATAGCAGTGGTTGATATGGTTGGATACAGTTCTAATCTAACATCCGTGATATCACAAGCTTCTACTTTCGATAACTCTTACGCAGCCACTTATTGGCCTTGGGTACAAGTAAGATCGGTAGAGACTGGAAGAATACAGTTCGTTCCACCCGCTACAGTGATTCCTTCAGTATACGAATACAATGATAAAGTTGCCGCTGCTTGGTGGGCTCCAGCTGGAGTTGATCGTGGAGGTTTAGGTAACGTTATCCAACCAGAAAGAAAAGTATCGTTGAACGATCGTAACCTTTTATACGCAGGAAAAGTTAACCCGATCGCTAGTTTCCCTGGAGTTGGTGTAGCAATATACGGTCAAAAGACTCTGCAATCCAAAAACTCAGCATTAAATAGAGTTAGCGTAAGACGACTCTTGATAGAATTGAAATCTTACATAGGTCAAATAGGACAAACTTTAGTGTTCCAACCCAACACTCAAGTTACAAGAAATAAATTCTTGAATCAAGTTAATCCTTACCTTGAATCCGTACAACAACGTGAAGGTTTATACGCATTTGAAGTAATAATGGACGATACTAACAACACTCCCGATACAATCGATCGTGGAATTCTTGTAGGAGCCATTAACATAAAACCCACAATCGCTGCGGAAATCATCAGCTTGACCTTTAACATCATGCCAACTGGCACTACTTTTAACGTATAATTAAATGAAAGACACTACAATTTTAAGAATAAAAGTTCCAAAAAAACTTTACGAATCGGTAAGTAAACAATTGATAAGGGAATCCGAAGACGAGCAGATGGTAAAAGTAACTCTTGACGAATATACTGGTAGTTCTTGGGAATACGATTTGGGTAAATGGACTGCAGACAATTGGCCGGCGATCGCAGACGCACTAAAGAGTACATCAACTGACCCAGGTCAAGCCATGGCAGATTTAGGAGGACAAGTAATGACATTAGCAACTGCTGGTACAGTGATGTTAAGCGCTGGTTTGGCTGTAGCAAAAGACAGCATAGTAGCCGCAGCTAAAAAAGTAAAAGAAAAACTCGCAAATAAAGAAGGCGCAGCAGCTCCTGCTATGTCTGAAGGACTTGAAGAGGGAGACGATCTTTCTCAAATTCTTGCCAAAGTACCAGAAGACATAAAATCAAAAGTGCAAGAAGCCAAACCAAAGCCAGAAGACAAAAAAGAATTGGTAAAAGAGTACGAAAGAATTTACAAAATGATAGATGGACAATGTTATCGTGTCGACGACGAAGGAAACAAAGTAAAAGTAAATTCTAAGTACTGCAATTAATAGTTATACGTATATTTATAAAAAGAAAAAACAAAACGAAAAATGCCAATACTTTCTCCAAACGAAATAATGTTTACCGCTTTCGAACCGATGTTACAGCATCGTTTCATATTTTACATAGACGGTATTCCTGCCTATATGATTAAAAAGGCAGACGCTCCAGGAGTATCATTTAATGAGATAAAGTTGGATCACATCAACGTATATCGTAAGATAAAAGGTAAAGCTGAGTGGAGGGACATCACTCTTGGGTTGTACAGTCCCATATCTCCTTCTGGCCAGCAGGCTGTGATGGAGTGGGTAAGACTTCACCACGAATCAGTAACGGGCCGCGACGGGTACTCAGATTTTTATAAAAAAGACGTAAACTTGAACGTAGTTGGTCCGTTGGGCGACATAGCTAGTTCTTGGGTGATAAAAGGAGCTTTCATCAAGGAAGCAAATTTTGGAAACTACGACTTTTCTGCAGTAGAAGCGGTGGAAATCAGCATGACTCTTGGAATGGATTACTGTGAAATTCTCTTTTGAGCTATCATACTAACTAATTTACTGAACTAGATTATTAATTTAGTAAAACTCCCTCACTTGGGAGTTTTTTTACGATTAAATAATAAAAATATACATATTTATAGAAAACAGTTACAATTATGACAAATTTTGAAATTCCATCAGAAACTATTAGTCTTCCTTCAAAAGGATTACTTTATCAAAAATCAAATCTTTTATCTTCTGGTCAAGTAGAGATGTATTACATGACAGCAAAAACGGAAGACATCATCACAAACGTGAACCTGCTTAAACAGGGCATCGCGATAGAGCGAATGTTAAAATCTCTTATTAAATCTCAAATAAAGTACGAGGATTTGCTCCTGGGTGATAGGAACATGCTGTTGATAGCCGCTAGAATATTAGCGTACGGACCAGAGTACTCGTTTAAGTACCCTCACCCAATCACTGGAGAATTTGAGGTGGTTAAAGTTGACTTACAACAACTCAATCATAAGAAAGTAGATTACTCAGTATACAATGAAAACAACGAGTTCACTTTCGAGTTGCCGTACACAAAAAACGTAGTTACTTTTAAAATACTGACCGTAGAGGACGATAACAAGATAGAGCAAGAGATAAAATCTACGAAGAGGGTGTTAGGAGAAGACGCTATTGGGGAGTACACTACGAGATTAAAGTACCAACTCACTTCAATAAATGGAGACAGATCTCAAGCTACGATAAGACAATACATAGATTCTGGTAACTTAATATCAAGGGACAGCGCACCACTTAGAAAGTATATGCGAAGCGTAACTCCAGACTTGGATATGAACATTAACGCGACCTTCGCAGATGGATCCACTGAGTTGGTTAGTCTACCGATAGGCGCAGATTTCTTTTTCCCTCAAGATTAATTAAGATCGACGCATGGACGACACTTACAAAAAAATAGTGCCCATGTTTCCCACTAAAGAATACAGGTCAGAATTCATGACCGAAGTGTTCGAATTGACCTACTACGGAGGTGGAGGATTCAATTATTCCGAAGTGTGGAACATGCCTGTACCTTACAGGAGGTTTAATCTAAAAAAGATACAAGAGCACTTAGAAAAGGTTAAAGAGGCCAGGGAGGAAGCTGCGGGTAAACAACAGTTGACCAACAAAACAGATATGTCTAAAATCAAAATACCGGATCACATAGCAAAAAACGAAAAATCTCAACCTTACGTAAGTAAAGTAAAAAAGTAGTCGGGTGATATTTATGTATAACAACTAATAGTATAATGGCTAATCAACAAAATCCCGGCACTGGTCAAACACAGCAACAAACGACTGATGTTAGAGAGGCGTTAAAGAATATATTAAAATTACAAGGCGATTATAGGGATATACTTAAAGAATCCATAAAGGATTTAAATAGTACATTAAAATCATACGATAAGATGGAAGCCAAATTAGCGACCATCAATAGATCTGCTATTAATACAAAAGAAGTTCAACAACAGATAAAAAAAGTAGAAGAAGATAGATATTTAAATACTAAAAAATTAGCTGATTTAGATAAATCGTTATCGGCAAATCAAAAACAAGCGAGTTCAAGTTATTTAAATGCATTAGAGCGCCGCAATTCTCTTGAGCAAGAAATGTTAAAAGCTCAAAAAAATGGAAATCAAGCGCTATTAACGCATACTCAAAATATACTAAATAATTTAAATCAAAGAATAGAACGTGAAGAGGAGAGTCTTAACGTAGAACAACTTGCGTATGTTCAATCTTTACAGACTGATAAACTAAATCAAGAGTTGTTAGATAAACAAAAACAACAATTAGAAATAGAAAAAAAGCTAAGATCTAATATTGGTTACACTGGAGCCACTTTCAAATTGTTCGCGGATAAACTTGGTTTAGGCAATCAGTATTACGAAGAGATGGTAGAAAGCGCTAGAAGATTAAACGATGAAGGAAAAAAACCAGGATTTTTAGATAAATTGGGAGTTTTAGGAAAGGCAGCTGGTGGAGGAGTAATGGAAGCGCTAAGTGATCCGTTAACAGCAATACCAATAGCTGGGGTGGCTATAGCAGGGTTAGTTAAAGGCTTAGTATCTGCGTTTAATTACGTAGTCGATATTACTTCCGAGACCACAAAATTCGGTAGACAACTTGGATTGTCTAACTTAGAAGCAAGAAAATTAAATACGGAATTCAACGTATATTCAGTTACTCAAGGTAGTATATTAGCTAATGCTAGAAGCATGTACGAATCCCAAATAGAATTGGGAAAAGCTTTGGGAGTTAACAATGTTTTGTCTAAAGAGATATTGGACACAAACATACAGTTAAAAGATATAGCGGGTTTAGACGAACAAGCGAGAGCTAGCATCGCAGAGTCGGCTACAATAACTGGAAAAAGCTCTAAAGATACTCTTAAGTCTGTTTTAGCTCAAGTTGAGGGATTAAAACAAGCGACTGGAGTTAGCTTAAACTATCAAGAGGTGTTGGGTGAAGCGAGCAAGCTTGGCGGATTTTTAGGTTTATCTTTTGCAAAATATCCCGCTCAGCTAGCAAAATCTTTAGTTACTGTAAAAGCCATGGGAATGAATCTTAAAGAGTTAGATTCTATGGCAAGTTCTTTTTTAGATTTCGAATCAAGCATAAGTAAAGAATTCGAAGCACAATTGCTGACCGGTAGATCCATAAACTTATCTAAAGCTAGAGAGCTATTTCTAAACAACGATTTGGCTGGAGCAGCTTCAGAAATAAATTCACAAGTGGGAAGTTCTGCAGACTTCATGAAAATGAATAGAATACAAGCAGAATCTTTTGCTGAAGCTCTTGGAATGACAAGGGATCAAATGGGTGAAATGTTAAAGAGACAAGAGTTACTATCGAAGATAGGAGCCAAAGACACAGATAACGCTCAAAAGCAGTACCAATTAGCGCTTAAGAGATTCGGAACTCAAGAAGCGATGAACGAGGCTTTGGGTCAAGAAAACGTACAGCTTATGTTAAACGCAAGTAGTCAAGACAAAATAGCAGGATTAATGGATAAAATAAAATCGGCTTTCGCGGATTTCGTACAAAATTCACCAATAGTGCCAATGATAGAGAGGATGATCGATTGGGTGTCAAAGCCAGGAAACATAATGAAAATAGTAGAAGCCATAAAAAATACGATGGCTACAGTGTTCGATATAGTTGGAAACATAGCGGCCGCTATAATGAGTGCAGCTAACTTTTTTGGAGCGGGAATAGACGAAAACTTAATAAGATCCGCAAAGATGGGAGGTTCTGTGTTAAAATCGATAGATTTTGGTTCTATGGCCGGACAAGTCGGTTCTGCTAGCATAGGATCGAATGCGCAAACTCAAACTTCTACAACCGGAGGTAACAACGCTATCGAAAAAACAAAATCTGCTATAGTCGTAGAAAATAACACTACGACATACTTAAATCTAGATAGTGCTAGAATAGCAACGGACGTGGGTACAGGAAAAATATCAAAAGCAATCCAATAGCAAATGCCACTAATAGACTTAAGAAGTAATCTAACTAACTTAAAATACGATCGAGATAGACTCGGAGGCGGATGGTCTGGGCAGCCCTTCGTCCAATTTGCAAACCCGTACTACACAGTTCAACCAAGATCTCAAAGAACTCTTAATGATCAGCTATTGTTTGGTGCTGACTGGCCAATGAGAGGAGGACAAACATTAAGTTTAGGAGCGCAAACTATCACCTCTAGGGGAGAATTGGACGTTTTTAGAATAAAACAATTCTTTAAGACTTCTCAAGGAAAAGTATTTCTAGATAAGCAAGTTGGTCTACAACTTTCTAATCCAAAGATGCAAACAGGAAAGGGACTCTCTTTGGGTGGAAGCACTATACTTCCAAACTTGTTAGAGAATACGCGAGTATATAATAGGGGTTTAAATTCATTGAGTCAAATAGGAGCAGCCGGCACCGGTGTACACTACCCAAGAGCAGGAACAGTTCCGTTAGATTACAACTCTAAATACTATTTCGATATTGTCAATCAAGAGAACGTAACGAATCAATATCAAAGCAATAGATTGTATTTGCTATATCAATCTAAGATACTATTAAACAACACCAATTTGCCTTTGATGAATAGTATGGGAATATCTACGAATCCTCGTACTATGTTCAGTTATTTGGGTGGTCCTGGCTCTGTGTATGGATTAGGATCTACGCTTATTCGTAGGTACGAAGATACTACAAGACAATCCGCCACAAACGCAATGAATTACGCGCAACTGAGTCAACAAAGCGCAAGTTTAAACATTGATTTAAATTTTGACTTTAGAGAAAATCTTGAAAAGTATAGAGGCAGTAACATTTTATGGAATACTGAAAAATCGATACAAAAACGATTGGGCGTAGGTAAACCAGGAACAAGAAGCAAATCTAAAGACTACACAGTTACGATAGTAGACGCGGAAGATAGACTGAATAGACAATCTTTGTTTACGATTAGCGAAATAGAAAATCCTTTTAGCAAAGACATAAGTGGAGTATTTAACAAAGACATTATAAAATTTGCGTTTGAAGCAATAAATAACGACGATCCAAACGAAGCTTCTGTAATAATGTTTAGGGCATTCATATCGTCAGCGATAACTGATAATCACACGGCAAATTTAAATTCATTTAAGTACTTAGGAAGGGGAGAAAATTTTTACACGTATCAAGGTTTTGATAGATCGATTGGATTTTCTTTCATCGTAGCTGCTCAAAGCAAGCAAGATATGACACCTATGTACAAAAAATTAAATCACTTAGTGAGTCAAGTATATCCTGACTATAGTCACGGCTCAACCGCTCCATCAGGAGCAGGCAGCGTAATGAGAGCTCCGATAATTAAATTGACTCTTGGAGATTACATGTATAGAGTTCCTGGTTTTTTGGAAAACGTTAATTTGACTATACCACAAAACGTACCTTGGGAAATAAATTTAGAAGAAGATAAGGATATGGGTCAACTACCTCAAGTGGTGGAAGTATCAGTGTCGTTTAAACCAATAATGAATATATTACCTAGAAAAGAAAACATAGGTCAATCAGTGCCTTTGATATACAATAAGTAATGAACTACAGATACCAAAACATACCCATAACAAGTAACTCTACAACTGGAGAAAAATACTATGTGAATTCGATATATCCCGATATATCGATAACAGAAGATGACACGTATTTGATAACTACTATAGGAGACAGGTTAGATAACATGGCGTTGGATTTTTACGGAGATTCAAGCTTGTGGTGGATAATAGCTTCTGCGAATAGTTTGCCTGGTGATTCTATATATCCTCCTCTCGGAGTTCAATTAAGGGTGCCAGGAGACATACAACAAATATTAAACCAATACAGATTAATTAATACAGTAAGATAATGTTATGCCGCTCGACAACAGAATATCTAACATAATAGGTACGCCTTTACCAGATTGGATAAAGACTCAAATAAAAACTAGATCAAATCAAAATACAAAGGATCTAAGAGACAACGAAAATTTGGTATACTTAGCCAACAAAACTGGTTGGGTAAGACTCGTGTCTTCCATAGACCTAAAGTATAAAGACGCGTTAACTCCTTCAGCAGACATTAGGTATTTTGAAACGTTAACAGGAAATCCAGAGTTTGAATCTTCTATGGCCAGAAAATTTGTGTTATTCGGAGGAATTTCCGCTTACACACTGCACCCAGGCCAAGGTGGTGGGTTCTCTTACGAACTTAGACAGGGTTTATCTGGAACTTACGATACATTAGGTGAAAGCGAAATTAGACAGTTTGGATATAGACCCATGCCTGGTATATCTAACGTTACTATAGAAACTATGGGTCGATTAGGATCGTTAAGAAAAGCGAAGATAGACTTTCAAGTTTGGGATAAATATCAATTGGACGTTATCGATCTTTTATATTTTAAGTTGGGATACACGATGTTGTTAGAGTTTGGTCACACTTATTTTTATAACTCTAGTAATAATTTAGAAAAGGGAGAAGATTACATGATAGATCCCTTTAAGTCTTGTACTAATAATCAAAAGATACAATTAGAAATAAATAGAAAAGTTAGAGAGTCTGAAGGTAATTACGATGCTATGATAGGCATAGTAACAAATTTTTCTTTTTCTCTAAACGCAGAAGCTGGGTACGATTGTACTATAGAGCTATTGTCTGGAGGAGTAGTAGGCCAAAACGCAAAAATAAATCATCCAGAAGGGTTACCCGATCTCTTAGAGTCCGAAATAGAGCAATATAGTAATTTGCTTGCTCAAATAGAACAAGCTAATAGAGCTAAAGAGTTAGCGGAGCAACAAAAAACTTTACAAGAGCAA